TTTTATTAAAAGAAGCATCGTACTCAATGGAAAATATAAAGAGTTTGATTTATGGCGGTCGTATTACTCTTATTTCTACCCAAAGTGTAAAGGATTTGCTACTAAATCTTCACGTGAACGTGCTTACTCTTACTCAATCTATGATACAGCGCGGAGCTTATTCCCCGAAGCTTCTACAACGTTATCACTTGCAAAAGAAATAGCTGTTTATATACACGATTTTCATAGTACTAAATCTACTTATTTGATTGATTTGTTTGGTGCTTGTTCTGAACAATCTAAATTATTTGAATTGGCAGATTATTTTTGTGACTATGAGAATATTTCTTGTCCTGTTGATTCTGTTGATTTTGATTTGTTTGTTCATCGTATTTATTCGGAATTACTTGTTTCTAAACATTTCCTTTATTTTGTTTGTACTCATAATACATTGGCAGAACGTAAAATTAAACTCCGTTTGATTGAGGGTTTTTATTCCCGTTTGGAATATATGCATTTGACTGATTTCTTTGAATCTCAAAGATTGTTTTTTGAATCTGATTTGATTGGTGATGCTGATTTGCTTACTGATGAATGGGAGAATACTTATTATCCTTATTTCTATTGTAATGTTCATACGGATTTTAATTCCTTTCGTGAAACTCCTGTTTATAAACTTTATAGTTCTGAAATTAAAAAGCTCTTTAATGACCGTATAAAACATAAAAAACTTAATGATTTAAATAAGATATTTTTTGATGATTAAATTTTTCTGTTATGGCTAATATTATGTCTTTGAAGTCTTTAAAAAATAAGACTTCTCGAAATGGTTTTGACCTTTCCTCTAAACGCAATTTTACTGCTAAAGCTGGTGAACTTCTGCCTGTTCGTTGTTGGGAGATTCTTCCAGCTGATTCTTGGTCTATTGATTTGAAGTCTTTCACTCGTACACAGCCGTTAAATACTGCTGCTTTTGCTCGTATGCGTGAATATTATGATTTCTATTTTGTTCCGTATGATTTGCTTTGGAATCGTGCTAATACTGCATTAACTCAAATGTATGATAATCCGCAACATGCTGTATCTATTGACCCTCTTTCTAATTTTGTTTTAACAGGTGATATGCCGTATACTACTTGTGAGCAAATTGCTACTTATTTGAATAAGGTTGCCCTTGATGATGGTACTGAACGTTCAGCTAACTATTTCAGTTATAACCGTGGTATGTGTTCCGCTAAGCTTCTTGAGTATTTAGGTTACGGTAATTTTTACACTTATGCTCAATCTAAAAATAATACCTGGTCTTCTAAACCTTTGATGTCAAATCTCCAACTTAATGTTTACGGACTTCTTGCCTATCAAAAGATTTATGCTGACTATTATCGTGATTCTCAATGGGAAAAAATTTCGCCTTCTACTTTTAATGTTGATTATCTTAACGGTACTCAGATGGATATGAGGTTATCTGATACTATTAATGCTGATTATTATAATCTGTTTGATTTGCGTTATTGTAATTGGCAAAAGGATTTATTTCACGGTGTTTTACCTCGTCAACAATATGGTGATGTTGCCGTTGTTTCCGGTACTGTTAATTCCGGTAGTCTTTCCGGTGATGGTTCTATTACTTTTACGTCTGACCCTGTTTTAGGTTTAAATAATTTTAAAGGTCTTCAGCTTGATTTAAAAAAAGACGCTTCTGCTGTTTCTGAATTTAGTATTTTGGCTCTTCGTCAAATGGAGTTTATGCAGAAATGGAAAGAAATTACTCAATCTGGTAACAAGGACTATAAAGAACAAGTCGAAAAACATTGGAATGTTTCGCCCGGTGATGGTCTTTCTGAGATGTGCACTTATTTAGGTGGTACTACTTC